GCTGTACCTAGCAGGTTATGTGGATGATGCAGCCACTGCCAGAGGTTCAGTGGACATTGTGGATTCAGTGTTTCCCAGATTCACTGCCAGTGAAGACATCACCATACCAGTGACCAACACTGGCAATACCGCTGCCATTGATGGTGTGAATCGTCCCGTGGCCTGGACCAGTATCATACAAAGCAATGGTTCGCCGCAGAGCACTTTCCAGGTGGACTTCCGCAACTATTCAGGTGTGGTACAACTACAGGGATCCTGGGAACCTACCAACAACGAAAATGATGGTCAGCCAGTGTATTGGTATCAGATTGGCAATGTGCAGTACTACGACAACAAATATGGCAAAGAGTATTTCAATGCCGAAGGCTATCATCCTTATGTGCGCATCCGTTTCGCACTGCCACCAGTGCCCATAAATGTGGCCTACTATGCCAATGTGGCTGCCAATATCTATGGCAACTCGGTCACCCAAGTCCTCTACAGAGATTGACACTCACCATTTTATCCTGTAAAATAACAGGATGCTAGATATACTTGGCCGCATGAATAGGGTAAAACGCACAGCGTCCGGCTGGCGCAGTTTCAATGCCATCTGCTGTGAGCACACCGAAGGCAAGCCTGATCGCCGTGGCCGCGGTGGTGTGATTGAACACGACACAGGCTGGACCTATCACTGTTTCAACTGCGGCTTCAAGACCACTTACACTCCGGGCAGGACCTTTAGTTACAATCTCAAACGCCTGTTGACCTGGGCCGGATACTCGGATGAAGAGATCAAACGTGAGCAGTTGGAAAGTCTCAAACTGCGGGACATACAGGACATAATTGCACAGGAACGTCGTAGCCGTCCGCTACCCGAGTTTGAAGAACAGAGCCTGCCGGAACTGGCTGTGGAAATAGATCCTGTGGATCCTGACCACGCGCCCTATAGACTCTATTGTGAATCGCGTGGCATTGACATTGATGACATATGGATCACGCCTGAAGCACAGGGCAGGGAAGCCTTCAGGATCATAGTGCCTTTTAGATATCGTGGTCACATAGTGGGCCATACTTCAAGATACTTGGATGATCGCCGCCCCAAGTACATCAGCAATCAACAACCGGGCTATGTGTTCAATCTAGATGTGGTCCGGACCGAGGATCAAGTGATTGTTGTGTGCGAAGGCATCTTTGATGCGCTCAGCATCGGCGGCGTGGCCTTGATGCACAATGATCTCAATGAGGATCAAATAGCTATACTTAAAAGTCTTGACAAAGACATAATTATTATTCCAGACCAAGACAGTGCTGGCTTGAAACTTGCGGAACGTGCTGCGGAGCAAGGGTTCACAGTCAGTATGCCACTTTGGGACACCAGCATCAAAGATGTGAATGATGCCGTATGCCGCCATGGCAGACTCGCCACCCTTGTTTCTATACTCCGCAGCCGAGAACGCAGTCGTTTAAAAATCGAATTGAGGAGAAGAGAAATTGAAAAACGAATCAGCAGTAATTGAATTCACCATTGATATGCAGCGTCTTTTTTTAGAGATGGCTGTGCAGGATCACGAGTGCTTTGCTCGTGTGCAGAACATTTTCAACCCTGAAAACTTTGATCGCAGACTACGCGATGCAGCCGCATTCATCAAAGAACACGCTGACAAATACAAAGTGGTGCCCGACAGGGACAGTGTTCGAGCCAAGACTTCAGTGGACCTTGAACCCAGGCCCACTGTCACACAAGAGTGGTTCTTGGCCGAATTTGAAAAGTTCACACAGCACAGAGAACTAGAGCGTGCCATATTGAAGTCAGCAGATATGCTGGAAAAAGGCAACTTTGGTCCTGTGGAAAAGATCATCAAAGACGCCATCAATGTGTGTCTAGCACGTGAACTGGGCACAGACTATTTCCACAATGTGCGTGAACGACTCATGGCCATCAAGAGCAACAATGGCCAACTCAGCACAGGCTGGCCTGTGCTTGACAGCAAACTCTACGGTGGCTTCAATCGCGGAGAACTGCAGATCTTTGCTGGAGGCTCAGGATCGGGCAAAAGTCTGTTCATGCAGAATCTGGCAGCCAACTGGGTCATGGCCGGACTCAGCGGTGTGTACATCACGCTGGAACTGTCAGAAGGCCTGTGCTCCATGCGACTGGATTCCATGATGACTGACATAGCCAGCAAAGAGATCTTTCGCAACATCGATGATGTGGAATTGAAACTGGGCCTGCTGCAGAAAAAATCTGGCAATTTCATGATCAAGTATATGCCAGCGCAGAGCACTGTGAACGACATACGGGCTTATGTAAAAAATCTCGAAATTGAGCGTGGCGTCAAAATAGATTTCATGTGTGTGGACTATCTGGATTTGCTGATGCCGGTGTCAGCCAAGGTATCGCCCAATGACCTGTTTGTGAAAGACAAATATGTGTCAGAAGAATTGCGTAATCTGGCCAGAGAATTAAATGTGCTGTTTGTCACAGCATCACAGTTGAATCGTTCAGCAGTGGAAGAAATTGAATTTGATCACAGCCACATTTCCGGGGGTATTTCCAAGATCAACACTGCGGACAATGTGTTTGGTATCTTTACCAGCAGAAGCATGCGAGAAAAAGGCAGATATCAGATACAGTTGATGAAAACCCGTTCCAGTTCAGGCGTGGGTTCAAAAATTGATTTGGAATTTAACATAGAAACCCTGCGCATACGCGACTGCGGCGAGCAAGAAGATGCCAACTCTTTCCGCAAGCCCACGGTGAATATCCTGGACAGTATCAAAGGTACCAGCAAAGTATTGACTTCAAGCACAGATTCTGATGACGTGCCCAAGGTCACAGCCGATGTACAAAGCACCAAATTAAAGGCCATGTTAGGGGCAATTAAACAAAACAAAAACTAACGGGTCGCTAAATATTACATCGCTGGAACCAATTATGCAACGCAAGACTCGCAGTTTATTAGAAGAATTAGATGAGATGTATCAAGAGCGCGATCGCCACCATATCGTGGAGAGTCGCGCCAGTAACATCATCAACAGTGCCATACATCTATTGGAAATGATAGATCGTACCTATGACACCGAAACTGCGGAAAATCTACAGCGCAAATTGTTGAACGCTATCCGCACCCGCGATCCTGAGCGTTTCCGCAGAACCATAAGGCGCCAAGATGAAAATTAAAGAAATATACATTTCTGAGGGTTTGTTGGGCAACATGGCTAGAGCAGCAGGCGCGGCTGTGGCCCGCAACATACCCGCAGGCCTACGGCAAGCAGGTGCAAACCGACAAGCAGCTGCCGGCGCAAAAACCCTGTCAGATGCGGCTTGGAAGCAGTGGACCAATCGTGTGGCGCAGATACTACGTGCCCAAAAGGTGAGATCAGCAGCTGAAATCCCCGAAGATCAATATCGTGAATATCTAGAAGATTTCGTAGGCACTACTTTTTTACGTGGTGACTTGGATCGCTATGATGCTGCCACACAAGATCGCATTGGTATAGAACTCAACAAGATAGCACAAGCCCGTGGCAGTGCTGGTCAAGTACGCAGTTTATTCCAAGAGTTGGGCACACAAGCATTGGTGGCTAGACAGCCCCGACGGAATCAAATGCGCCAAGTAGACACCCGCGGCATGGATCCTGAAACAGCCAAAATGGCCCAAGCATTTGCGGCCGCACAACAGGCCACAGGAGCAGCACAGCCTCAAGCAGCTGGTCAACCCCAAGCTCAAGCGACCCCGGGACAGCCTCAGGCGGCTGCTCAGCCCACAGGCGGTTGGGTAGACGCAGGACAAGGGTTATATCTCAAACCTGCCAGTGGTACTTCGCCCACACTGGCCAGCTATCGTAAAAATGTGTTTAGTCTTACCGACCAAGGCCAGTGGCTGGATGCCAGAGATAAACCCGTGCCACAGACCTGGCAAGCATTTTTAAATCAAGCATTACAACGCCTATGATTCTCGCAGAAGGCGGCAACCAATTTAAAAATCCCAAGACTGGCGAAGTCTTGACCAAGACCATAAAGCAAACTGATGTCAAGCCCACAGTGCTTTGGTTGGAACAACTCACAGGATTACCCCTGTTGGACAATATGCTGGGCAGCACAGGCCTGCGTGCCGAGTCCGGAGATATAGATCTAGCAGTGGACAAAACACAAACGCCTAAATCTAAATTATATGGCATATTAAAAAACTGGGCTGTGAGCCAGGAACTGGATCCCGATCTAGTGATCGCAGGTGGCACCGCAAAAGATAAAAAACCCACAGAATATGAAACCATGAGTTTCATGGCTCCGGTGGCCGGCAAACCGCAGTTGGGATTTGTGCAGGTAGACTTTATGTTTGAGCCCAATATTGAATGGGCAAAATTTGCCAAACGTGCTGCCGCCGACACACAGTACAAAGATGCTGTCAAGCACATCATACTCAATAGTCTGGGCAAGGCCAGCGCCAACAAGAAATATCCGCAAGGCTATACTTGGTCTGGACAGTATGGACTCAAAGATCGTGCCACAGGCGAAATGATCACAACTGATCCTGGGGAAATAGCAGAGTTGATTTTGTACCCTGGTGCCACGCCCAAAGATCTTGCAGGTGTGGAAGCAGTGGTCACAGCCCTGCAACGAGACCCCCAGCGAGATGCAAAACTCGCCCAGGCTCGTGCTGATCTAGAGCCCAAGGGCATAGAGTTACCAGCCATCCAAGAAGGCACGCCAGGCTGGTATCGCACCATGATGGGCCGTTTGGCCTGACCAAAACACCATTTTTTCTCCTGACAGCTAAATACTTGCAGACCCCAAAAGGTCACATACTCAAGGAGATTTATCATGGCAATTTTTACACGCACCAATGGTGATGCACAACCAGTATTTGCACTAGACGTACAAAACGGTCCTGTTTCCAGCACCAACATTTCCACAGGCTCAGGCAACACAGTTCAGCCCGCTGGTCCAAAACTGGACTTTTGGCAGTTTGCTGTTGCAGGCGCTAATGCTGCAGGCGGCATGGGTGTCAATGGCGCTGTTAGCAACGTTCTGCAGAGCATTCAGCAGTTGACAACTGTTGCTATCTATCAGGTAGACCCAGTAGCAGGTTCAGGCAACACACGTGGTTTCCTCTCAGTAGCACTGTATGACACAGGCACATTTGGCAATGCTGCACAAGCATTGGCTGCTGCCAACGTCACAGGCGAAGTTGTTGGTACACCCACAAACGTTGGTTTCAAACTGGCTGCTTCGTAATTCAAAGACCCAGGAGCACTTTAAAAACCGCGATTTCACATCGCGGTTTTTTTATGACTTGATCAAGCAATAAATAACGCTGAAAGAATATCACATGGACATTTCCGGCGTAAACTTACAAAGTATTCAGATAGTTATACCTCCTGCCATCGATCCCGGTATCACTAGCTCCTCTATACTGAGAACTGTGTCGTTCGACGGATCTCGATTTATATCAGGAGACCAGAATGGTAATATCTATGTCAGTGCCGACGGAAACAGTTGGACCACGGGTGGTTCCACTGGAACCAAACCTTTGATGCAACCTTTGGTATTCGACGGAACATATTATTACGGAATAACAGCAACCGCCGCTTTCTACGCAAATACCCCAGGAACTACTGGCACCGGCAATCTAAGATACAGTACCGATCTTACAACGTGGACTGCCACCACCAATGGTAACAGTATCATTGGTGCTAATGCATTTGCTACTATTGCTTATAATGGAGGAACGGGCGGCGCTCAATATCAAGCCACGGCTTACAATTCCAGCACAGGTAACATAGTCACACAAATTGCAGGAGCCGGTGGCGCACAGACAGGTTGGCAAGCTGGTATTCAAGGACTTGGTGTCGCAGGCGGTCCAAGATTGAATTTATTCGGTGCTAATCGTTGGATGATATTCGCGGACGATCTTGGTTCAGGCGGTGGTGGGTCAGGCTTTGGCTATGATACAAGAATCTACTCATTTCCAGTGGCCAACGCCAACACCAATATCGGTGATAATCTCAACGTCAATGAAGTCTATAACGGTCCGGCATTCCAAGATTATTATGTGTCGGCAGCTTACGGCAACGGCATATTCATGGCCACGCCTTTGCGATCAGGAGGAATCACAGCAAATGCTGTTCTCACCAGCACTGACGCTATTACCTGGACTACCAGCAATGTTGCATCCTGGCCCACCAATGTAAACGCAACAACATCGCTGGTGTATTCCAACAATACTCAAACCTGGGCAATGCTAGTTCGGCAGTCTCCCAGCGGCTTGTTTAACGGAATCTGGGTCAGTAACAACAACGGCAATACTTGGTCTAATATCGCACCCGCAGGGAATAACACTCAATGGTGGAACTTGGCCTATGGCACTGGAAAATTTGTTGCTGTGGGTGCCAATGGTGCTGTGTTTACAGCCTCGGGTTATTGATTTTAGTTATACCAGCAGAAAACTGAAATCGCGATTCTACGTCGCGGTTTTTTAATGAACTAATTACTTGTATGACCAATCAATATCATTATTATAATCAAGACGAGGGTTATGTCTATGAAAGTCCCGATGGTGGTCAGACCATTTATCGCAGGCGCAAGAATCAACCAGCAGATACCAGGGAAATGATCCAAGAAACCATGGAAAGCCACCATGTGCGGCACCAGCGAGCCAAACTGTGGATGAACATACAGCAGCAGGCCAAGACTGATTCAGAACTGAAAGATCTCCTGGATCGTGTGGAAGTTTACTATAGATTGAAATATGAATAAAGTCATTTGCTATACCTTGTTTGACTGCACAGCCACTGGCATATTGAATCATGCCAAGGTCACACAGCTGCCCTTGACTGATCAGCAGGGACACACGATCTCAGATCAGGCAGCGCTGACCCGGGCCAGGAACCAACAGCGCAATTGGGAAACACTCACACAACTGATCAGTTTGCGCACCCAGGTCACTGTGTATTCACCGCCCCAGATCCTACAGGACGCCAGCATAGCAGT